ATGCGGGAGGGGGTGCGATTTTGGATGACCCCACCCCCTCTTTTAATCATTTTATATTCAAAACATATTTATTTTTGAATATTTTCTGGATTTGTTTTCATATCTTTAGATATTCGAATGTAAATACCTAAAGGATCATGAGCTATGATGCGATTCATTGCTTGATTGTATTCATACTCTTGTTCTTCATCTGTCATCTCGATAGATGATGTGATGAATCGAGCAATGTAAGCACATGTATGATAGCCCATACGTTCATCGTATGCATACCAACCATCATAGTCAATCCATGGATTGAAAGGATTGTCAATAGTAGTAAGCATGTATTCTTTATCTGCCATCATCGACTCCTTTCATCTGTATGATTGTTAGTCTTTGTCATCAGAAGTTCCAGCCTTCTTAGGTTCAAGGTTCCTATAGAGAGTGGATGTGGAGATGCCAAGACGCTCTGCTACTTGTGATTGTGTATAGCCACGTTTGAGTAAGGTTTCAGCCATGTTAAGCATAGATGCTGACATACCAGTCTCAGTATGTGGCATAGCCAATTGCTTCAACTTGTCAGGATCTGAGTTAGCCAGTATTCTACTAAGTGTATTAGCACTGACTGCATGATTCTGTATGGCTTCCCATTCCTTATCACTGATGTCAATCTGTTGCTTTTTAGCACCAGTTCTCTGACGGGCCTCTGTAAGACACTGTCCTTTAAGACGTTTCTTATCAGAGTTATCATATTCTGGATGCTCATCCAACTTGATTTTATACAGTTGGTTTGCAACAAACTGGGCTCGGCGTTCCAAAGGAGAGTTCTTTTCTGCAATGTTGAGTTTAGCATTGAGCGATTGAACTTCAGTCGCATACTTCTGTTTGGCTGCCGGATCATACTTAAAAGAACCGGCAGACAGATATGATTTGCGGGTTTGATTTGCCAGGGCCTTCATTTTATTAGCATAGTCTGCATAAATATTTTCCATCTGGGTACCAGTTGAAAGAGAATATGCATCCTTTGCATAAGCCATCTTAGTGGTCTTTGTAAGATAAGGAATCGTCTTTTCGGAAATAATGTTCCCATCTTTGTCATACTTTTTCTTCACATAAGAACGATTTGTATTCTTATAGCGAAGTTCACCAGTATTTGGATCGATGGGACCACCTTCAGAAGCTTTCCAAAGACGACGTTCGGGAACATCGGTCTCAGACTTAGCTCTAGAAATAAGAGTCGAAGCACCACCTGGTTTTCCACCACCAGGTTTGGGCTGATACTTTGCCTTAAGAGCATCAATTCCATTATCGATTTCGGACTGACGCCAATTAAGCTTATGCTTCTCGGCATCAATAACCACCATCGAATGACGGACTGCCCTTTCGATCTCAGACCATTCCGCACCTTTAAGAGTCATGTCTGTAATAAGGTTTGAGACCTTACCCATCTCAGTTCCCTTTTGCTTTTTGGTCATTACTTTCATACCCTCATAGGCAGGATATGCCTCTTTAGGATCAAAGTTTTTAAGACCAGCAAGCGGAGCTCGAGTCTTAATCTCATGTCTTGGGTTTGGAATAACCAAAACATTATCACCATCGAAATCTGCACCAGAGAGAATTTCAGCAACATGCGAATTAATACCAACTGCATCACTTGGATGAGTTCCCATAACTCGCTTTGCTTCTGCATTTTTGTTGTTGACTTTCAATTCTGGAATTTCGAATTTACCTCCATGTGGGAAACGAATAAGAACCACATCTTCACCATCACGAAGATGGGGAGCATAGATCTCATTGTCCTTCAAAGAGGTGATTGGCAAAATAACTTTAGTCGCCTGACGCGGCATAGCTGCTGCCTTTAGATCTACAGCTGCTGTGTCGCATTCATCTGCAAACTCCTTAAGCATCTTGGCTTTTACAATCGGATTTGTCAGACTCATAATATCATCATACTGACTCTTACGAACCTGGTAATCAATATCCAATTGTTTCTTGGCAAGACTCTTGTCCTGTTTTGAAAGCATCTGAGATGGAAGCACAGACTTCCATTCTGACCAAACACCTTCTCCGTTGACAAGATTTATAGCGGATTGCTTCTGGTTTCCATCCTTGTCGATATAATGATAGTTCTTAAAGGTTGCACCAAATGGAATATCCCAATCGATATCACCTTGGCTACCATCAGGATTCTTGACTTTCTTCAAAGGCTTCAAAACATCATCGATTTCGTTTGTCTTTCCCGTTTTGGGATCGACTCGATGCTTGTTGGTGTTAAATATGATGTCGACGCCCTTAGGGAAGTCCTTCTCTTGACCGTAGACAGCCATACCTTTCAAATATGACTTGTCTCCGACATTGATTCGGACCTGTGCATATAGCATATTTCCCATACGAAGATCGGCAGCCGAAGGACGGATCTCCATAACACCATCCTTCTCAATTCCGCCTTCTTCGTTATAACGAATTTTAACTCGTTTGGGATCAACGGCAATCGGCCTTTGGAATTTCGAACCTTGTCCTTCCGGATGCTTTTCATCAAGAGGGTTTGCGATCGATTTAAATAAAGATGGATTATCCCAGACATCCTTCACAGTCGTTCCAGGAGCCAACAGAACCTTAATATCCGTGGTATTGTCGGGTCCTTTCGCTCCAAGTTGCTTAACATAAAGATGACCGACATGGTAACCTTCATTTTTAAGCATTTCGGCTGCTACTTTGAGTTTGTCTGCTGAACTATTCAAATATAACTCAGTTGACTTACCAATATCGACACATCCTTTTTCGCCAATCGTATCTTTAAGATTGGTAGCGATCGTCTGAGCGACATCAGTACGAACTTTCAAAGAAGGATCCAACCAATTACGAACTGTAGATTCGTTGGTATTCATTCGCTCAGCAATGGCAACGTTAGAATATCCCTTTTTCTTTAAACGATATGCCATAGAAATATTCGCTTGACGTTCCTCTGCGAGCGCAATGGATTTTTGGGCCCTATACTGAGTTGTTGTCATTCCAAGAGCTCGTGCAATTTCAGTCTGAGTAAGACCTTGGCTTGCAAGTTCTCGAGAACGACCTAAAAATCCAGGCTCATGCTGATACGGATCTTCACCTGATCCCCATTCATATCGACCGGAACGACGTTTGATACCGATGTGCATCAAATATGATTCTTCAAGCATCATACGCCCTTTCTAAATCAAACTTCTTGCATTCGTTCTTTTTCTTGATTGATCAGATCATCGAAATGAATGATGCGACCCATAATGTCATGAATCTCATCCACATTTGGATGATCGTCTACAAAAATATCATCGTTCTGATAGATGCGGAATTCACTTCTGATATCTTTTGGATCGATGTTGTATTCAAGACAGAACAATGCACCGTAAATATAAAGCTGAGTCATCTTGGCTGGATGTGAACCAGTCTTAAGATCATGAATTCGAAGAAGCCGACCATCGAAGGATATGGCATCCGATGTACCGAAACAGTTTGGAGAATAAAACAGAACAACTTCTGGACTCATATGGAATCGAATAGCATCATTAACATGCATGTTCAAAGTCTTATGAGTATTCGGAAGCTTGATCTTCTTACGAATAAGTTGTTCTGCAATTGCATGAAGTTCGGTTCCTTCTTGGGCAGCCATGCTCGAGTGATAAACCTCTAGAAGATGATCGTCATCGTAATTGGTCCAGGCATATTTGCTTGCTCCCAAAAATGCGTGCATACCTTCGAGGTTATGATGATCATTGAACTGCATTACGACTCCTTGAAATATGCTATCGTCTGATTGATTACAGAATCCATGTTGGAAGGATCAATGAATGATGCAAAACCATCTTGATTCATCATCTTGACATAAAAATCCTGATTCGGTCGATGCCTTGCGTTCGGATCATTCTTAACTTCAAGAGCAGCAAATCGACCATGATGTAAAACAAGCAGATCTGGAATACCTTGTAAATATGTTGGATCTGTCTTGATAACGATGCATCCAGGTATTCGTTGTTTCAGCTCTTTGATTACCTTTGGCTGAAATCTTCGTTCGAGTGTCATGAAACTCACCTTTCAAAGAATATAGAAGCTAGGAAAATGCTCCGAAAAAGAGCATATTGTATGCCTATCTTCCATTATGTGCGATGTTATGAATCCGAATCGTGCACAGATGAATCAGCAATATTCAAGGTGGTATCCAAAGAAGTTTGGCTTCCTTCCTTTGAGGACATCGTAGATCTCACTGGCACTGCATCCAAGCAAATATGACATTGTGGTCACATCGGTGTATGTCTTTCCGGTTTCGATGATACGAACCGGTTTGTGAGACTTGCTTCTCCAACTATCCTTCCAGCAAATATGGATGCTATTGACGACTCCTCGATTACCGGGATGGTTGAGGGCTTTGAGGATCGCATCTTCGGTCGTCTCAAGATATAAAGCTGCAGACTTCGGAGATGACAATGTCTTCTGATCCTCGATTACATAGACTTCCTTACTCATTTCAAATTCCTTTTCTAAACAAAAATAAATGAGAGATGTTTTAGCTGCGCATATTAAATGATCTTATGGGTCCGACTTATTAAATATATAGATCGTTTCTTATTAAAATGGGCAATGCGAACAAAAACATCTCTCATATAGTGCGATGATTTGAATCCGATTAATGCACAGATTAATCAGACTCGTATGAAGTGGTATCCATGTATGTCATCCTTTCCTTCTTTTGAAATATAAGCCAGATAGCCGATGCAACAATCGCCAAGGCCTTTCTTCTCGAGCCATCGCATGGCATCTCGTGCCGAATCAAATATGGTTCCGGTCTCAATACATTTGATTGGAATTGGTTTATGCTTTGGTTCTTTGTGATGAAGCCCGTAATTGATGCTCGCTCGACCTTTTGGCTTACTCGGCCAGATATCTGTGTTGTATGGTTCTATCTCATAAATAAGATCGGCTTGATCCATTGCAACAAGATTTGAAAGCTCGTCATTTTCTGAATCCATGTCATCATGCATTATGACATAATATGAGTCATTAAATTCAAATTCCGGATGGAACGCCCAATATATCAAACGAGCTACCTGTCGATTGGATCCTCCAATACATACTTGCGAATATCCGTTTCGTTTAAACTTTCTTAAAATCCTTCCAGTTTTGATTCTACGAATGTCGCCTTCGTCGGATGCCTCGTAATTCGGGAAACCCGGAATCTGTCGCCATTCTACCATTGTTGTTCCTTTCAGAAAGTTTTTTACTTCATACATTATAGCATTTTATACTGGTTTCTTATATATGTGTATTTTTCTTATATTATTATTATTTTATTCTATTCTATTCTAATAGTAAAAGCTATAATGTATGAAGTAAAAAGAAACCATCCTCGAAAAATAAGCCCAAAAGTCCCAAAAACGTTGAAATTTCAACGTTTTCAGCACCTTCGAGCCTTTGAAATTAACTAGAAATCACTCGAAAAATACTCACTTATTCCGAGGTTGTGCACAGATGATTCGATTTAAAAGGCTCAAAAATCGCTTAAAATCATTAATTTTTTCGATTAATTTTACAAAGCCAAAATCAAATCATCTGTGCACACGCATTTTTCAGACCGAAAATCACCACGCTCTTAAGACCATAAATGGCTCAAAATCTACCGAAAATTTGCTCGGAATAGGCACATCAAACACCTTTCTACACTTGTGACAGTACACTTTATGGAGTAAATATTGAGGATATTCACCCCAAAAATCGTACTCATCCGGCTCCCAAGGACCTAATTTTGGTGAAATATCCAATTGATCCCAGTGAAAACATAGGTTTTTACTTGCGGTTTCATGCACTCTAATGAGTGCAGCATCTGAAATATACGGTAATTCCTCGATTCCGCATACGAATTTTGTGCGTTTATGGCATCCAATACAGTATGCACGCATCTCAAAACCATCATTTCCATACATTCCGACCAGATTTTCGAAGTCATTCGGGTCTTTTGGGTCGAAATCTTCAGGATAAATATCCGGAATCGTTATGGCACACACCGTATTGAAGGGGCATTTACACCCTAAAAGGGTCCTGGCCATACGATATGCGCCCGCGACCTCATCATAATCCACCTGAAACTTCATTATGCGGCCTTTCCGAAGCTGTCTCCGACCGATTTCTTAAGGAATCTGATGGGTTGGAACTTCTTTTTGAGCTTAAGAGCCCTAAGTATGGCCACATCGATAGGTGCAAAGCTCCGGAGCAGGTAGTAATTCAGCTCCTTATACTTCGTATTCATCCTATCAATGCGTCCAGAAGCCTGTTCCATCACCTTATATGAGTAATTCAGACTGTAGAATATGATGGTATCTGTCGTGATGCAGTTCCAGCCTTCGCATCCGGCCGTATATTGAACCAAATAGATCCATTCATCACTATCCGGAATATCCTCATGCTTATGTCCGTTCCACTCGGCCACCTTGATACCGGTGAGATCATGAAGCCTCCTTAGTTCCTCAAGTTCAGCATCGAGATTGTAGAATATGATCGTACGTTTTCGTTCTATACAGATCCTCACACACTCTTTGATGCGTGAACGATCCGTATTCACGATCTTACGCAATGCGATCATAAGCTCAGATATGTTCTGAATTGGCTCATTCGTATATGGATTCAGCCTGAATATGCTCCCATCTGGCTGTATAACGCCCTTCAGAGTCGATTTATACAGATTTTTGTCGTAGTCACAGATGATCTGATATACTTTCCTATGGGTATCACGCTCGATCTCCATAGGGACCAGTATCATTTGTCTAAGACGTTTCAGATGGTTTTCCTCGATCCATTTATCGACCTTCGGAAACTTCGCATATCGAGAATATACCGCGTGTCGATTCATGAATTGCGTCTTGTTCTTATAGAACCCATTGGCCACGAAGACCGGAATATAATCACTCCAGGTATCACCAGGCGTTGCAGAGAGCAATATCCAATGATTATGCGCCGCGATTTTATAGAACGATTTGACCCATTCGCCGCTACCCACAAGACGCTGTTCATCGAATATGAAGAACGCGCCTCGTACGTCGACGAAATGGCCTATGTTGTTCCACGACTGGATCGTGATGTTGATACCGCCCATTTTCCGGTTCTCGCCGGATTTCAGGTGGTATTTGAGCATATCGGATTCCCATTCGAGATTATCACGCTTCTTTGCAGTCGTGATGATATAGAGATCCGGAGATCCCTTCTCTGGAATATAGGATACTCCATCCGGGCCTTCGACTGATTTGCTTCGACATTCACGTGACAGATAATATGCCAGAGACGTCAGCGATTTACCAGAACCGACGCCTCCGGCCAATATCTTTCCAGAACGAAGGCGCATTACCGCCTCACGTTGTTCAGGCATTAACTTTACCATTTAGAACTCCCTATAAAGTCCATCAGATCTTTGGAACCGACCGAACGGATCAGTATCTTCAGACGTAAATATCATAGTACCAGGAACAGTATCTGAAGAAATATCATACGCTCCGGTTATCAGAAACTGAATGCTTCCGTTATCGTTCACTCTTTTGGTAATGGTACACTTGTCTTTGGATCCATAAATGAGAATATCACGACCGCTCGGAGTTGCAATACGAACCTCGACAGTATTCGGAGGAAGCGGAGGATCCAGCGGAAAACTGTAAATATCAGTCATTATTCTCTCCTTTGAAGTCGATATATTGATCAAGATCTTTACGGGTATTCTTATAACGCTTATCCAGTTCCTTCTGCATGATCTCACGGATCTCGATAGTGGAATCTATAGCCATCTTGAAGAAATCAGATTGACGAAGACAAATCGGTTTTTGGAATCCCTCGAACTTTGAATATAGCTTATCGAAATAGTCTGCCTCCCATGCGTTTACATGCTTGAAGAAAAAATCCATAATATCATGATAGGCATCAAGCTTTCCATAATCATAACCAATCTTGAACTCGTCTCGTTTGCTGGTTTCATAAATATCATTCATATGATAGTTAGTCATGATGTCTCCTTACAAAATTATCAATTTGTTCCGCGATTTTGATAATGACCCATAAGATCCCAGTTAAAAATATTGATACGAGAATTCCTAAAATCAATACCAGAATAACGATCATCAGTACTTCGATGATCTTCATGATCCAAACTTTCCGCTCTTTGAGAATTTATCATCGACAATTACCGATGTAAAGCCGGATGAACCACACGATTGACACTCACAATATAGATCAAGTGTCCAATAATCCGGATCTCTCCAGTCATGATGAATAAAATTCAGTCGTCCTTTATTACTGATCGAGCGATTCCAGTCAACAAATATGATCGGATGATCCGTCGGACATTTGGCATCATGATCCTGTTCGATCTTATTGCGAATATAGTTTTGATCGAGATCTTTAATAGTTAGTTTTGTTGGATCAAACTGCATGATGGTTCCTTTCACATTATTCCATGCATCAATTTATTATCGAGTTCTATTTTATCGAAATTACGAATATAACGGGCAACCGTTCTGGAATCAAGGCCAATTATTCGTCCGATAACGCTGAAACAGGGATGTGGTAATGTATAATATAGATCTATGGCTTCATTGGCATTGAAGAACTTCTCTTCTTCTCGAGCTATATGATACATTGTTACGAGCTGTTCATTGGTGGTTATTGCATATTTATCATTGAAAGCTTCATCATGAACTCCATTTCGATAATCATTTAGAAATGTACGCCAGTCTTTCTTATTAAGTTCCGAACTCCATTTACTTGGGAAATATCGTGTGTAACGATCTCTGCGTGATTTCTCATATGGTACAAGATGCCATCCATGCCAGGTGTTGGTGCGACACATAAGGGCATTGCGTATAGCTTGACGACCAGAACCATATTGGTTCATCAATGATTGGATTGTCGGAAAATATTCATCAGTTTCATATATGAACAGATCGAATTCGTTTGACATGATAAACTCCTAAAAATATAAAGCCATGTATAAAGGGCTCTGGAGATCTTTCGATACTCGCAGAGCCCTTTGTTGTTAAAATATCAGTCTTCGATGGACTTCACAGCAGCGAAGGTCATCGTGTTACCGAACGAATCAGGTTCATCCTGATATGCATCCTCGAACGGATCCTCATCCATTTCAACATGAAGAATCCTCAAATATGCGGTGATGGTCGGATTGCCTTCACGATCCTTGTTATGATAGGCATTGAACGAAATATCACCGATACCGAACTCCCTCGGAGAATCCAGGATCGCGACATTCTCCGAAGTCAGAAGACGACGTCCGTGGGATCCGTGGATATAGATCTTCGGATCAAGTTCGGGATTGTCATCGTGATAACGGACATTGACCTTCATCGTAAGACGGGTCGGAAGCTCCGGATCATTCGGAACACGTTCCTTGATGTTGAAGCCATAGTCCTTAAGCTGCTTTGCAATCTCTGGAGTCAATTCGATGTTGAAATTACGATTGCCTTCGTTGTTGTAAACACCCTTTGCTCCGGAGAAATTCTTCCAAAGAAGCGGAACATTCTTGATCGCGACGCCGCTACGATCCGGATCGAACTTGACGAGTTCTTCGATTTCAGTGTTTGCCATTTTTGTTTTTTCCTTTCTGGAATGTAATTGATTTGTTAGAATAGAATTTCGTTGAATACAATGATTGTCATTACTATTACTATTAAGAATAGAATACGATCGATCATTGGACACCCATACTGGCACGGAGCAGTTCATTCAGCTGATGGCTCTTACCGGTTTGGTAACCAATATAGAACACAGCTGCTGCTCCAAATAGAATTACTTCTGGATGATCCGAAATATACTCATGAACGGCGGTCTTTCCATTCTTAACCATTTCATTGGCATTGATGGTTTCGTTGTTTTCCATTTTGTTCTCCTTTTGCTTAAACAGATTTTTACGAACTGGAATATTTACTTCGAATTTCATTTCGTTTCCTCAATTTCCATACGATTATAAGCATGAAGTGTAATATCATCGATCTTGTTAATCGGTCCGGAAATTCGGACAAGTTTTTGGCAGCCAGTGCACATGAGGATCGCTCCGTATGCTTTTTCACCATCGGAATTCTCGAATACATAATTCGAGATAAAATTCACAGGTGCCTGGCAATCACAATCCAGAATATCATCGATGAGTTCACTGTATTCATCAACTTCTGGAGATTCGTTTTTCATGATTATCCTTTCAATCAAAGAATAAGGATCCATGTTTCCATGAATCCAAAAATATAATGAAAGAATTCAGCAATCGGCCCAACGAAAACCTAATTGCGGTAGGTGTGGAAACGTCCACACGCCTTCGTGTCTTACCTTTTTATTATCCTTTCATTATAAGCCATGTTTTTATCGCGAGGCGAACCAACTAATAAAGGTCGCAGCAATTATAATGGCTACGAAACAAATAGTGTCATTTAGCGTCATTTAATAATTTCTCCATTGTCTTGTTTGATTCCGGATTCGGTGAAATATAAGGTTCATCTGAAACAAACCATCCATAGTCACCTCGTTCATTGATCGCTCCAATTGCATCATCGGCAAGTTTTTCGTAATATGACATGTCGATTTCATTATTGAGATTACGATCACGGACTATTGATGCTTCTTTCCACCGATATCCTTTCGCTCCGGTAGCGCTCGAATATCCTCCTTTGCCATCGCTTCTGACAAGTTCTCCACCGCCGGAACCACTTTTGACTGGAATGAATGCACCAACCTTTCCAACGAATGAGTAATTATGCTCATCTGCTGGTAGATCTTCATTGAAGTCGAGATATAGTGATGTCTGTACACTTTTAGTCTCCGATAGATCCGATAGGCTGATTGGCTCACCTGAAAATAAGGTTTTGAATACATAAGGAACCTGGAACTGCAACCCAGTAGCGGTCCATTCACCGGCATGCTCACCCCATGCGGAATGAGCAATATACGTGGATTTATTGACAATGCAAAGCTTGTCATAAGTTGCCTCGTGTTCGAATGTGTATCCATACTTATGTCCGAAATCAGTCACCCAGTTGATAATATAATCATCAGCATCTGCGATCTTGATCGAATCAGTTTTGATATGGACGACAGTATAACCCATCTCCTGGACTTTATGCTTCAGCGTGATCATAAATAATGCACCACGCTTGGCGACTTTATTGTCCTTGTTTCGATCTCCAGGACCAGCTGCGACATCGTTGAACCTTGTCGGAAAATGCGCCGAAGTCAGACCATATACCGAATTGATCGGAATCTTCAATGCCGTCGATAGAATCTTCTGGTTCTCACGAAGCTCGGCATCTGTGAATTTATTGTCCAGAAGCTTCTCGGCGGTTTCGAAATCTCCATGCTTTATGGCGATACGCGTGTCCAGAATATCCTTGTATCGTTTCGTATATGGTCCGAACATGTTCATTGCAATGATCGAATGCGGATGCATCGAAGCAATATCCAGCAATGCGACATTACCGAACATGCCACCTAGCATTGGTTTGTCAGTCATGATTTACTCGATACTCCTCCGAAAGTTCATCGAGTGCGTGAGCTAATGATGGCCATACTCTTCGGACCCTGTCTTTCACGCATCTGTGATAATCCGGGCATATACCTTCGATCGACCATGCCAGAACGACATCTTCAACCGATTTTTTTAAAGCCTTTTTACTCATTTGTCATCTCCGAAAAATAGAGCAATGGCGAGAAATATCACGATAATAGCAATACCGATCAATGTCTCGCCACTGAAGTTTTCAAACATCTCTTCGATCATACAGCCACCGGAGCCTTGATTGCAGGATGATACTTATAGTTTTCCAGATGGAAGTCTTCAAGCTTGTAGCTGAAAATATCCTTGGCTTTATCGATCTCCATCTTCGGGAAAGGATATGGAGTTCGATGAAGCTCTGTTTCAACCTGATCAAGATGATTCAGGTAAATATGACAATCACCGCCAGTCCAGATCAAACGTCCAGGTCTAAGATTAGTCTGCTGGGCCATCATCATAGTTAACAGAGAATATGATGCGATGTTAAACGGAACTCCGAGGAACATGTCTGCAGACCTCTGATAGATCTGACAATCAAGACGCTCGGATTCCGTAACATAGAACTGGAAGAACGTATGACATGGAGGAAGAGCCATATCGGGAATCTGGGACGGATTCCAGGCACTCACAATGATCCTGCGAGAATATGGATCGTTCTTGATAAGATCGATGGCATTCTGGATCTGATCAATATGATCGCCATTCCAATCACGCCATTGCTTACCATAGATCGGTCCGAGATCTCCATTCTCGTCTGCCCATTCGTCCCAAATATGAACACCATTGTCATTCAGGTATTTGATGTTGGTATCACCATTGAGGAACCACAGAAGTTCGGCAATCACACCTTTCAAATATACCTTCTTGGTGGTAACAAGCGGGAAATATAGCGACAGATAGAATTCCATCTGGAGACCAAATGTCGACAGAGTACCAACTCCTGTTCGATCCTTACGAATGGTTCCGAGATCGACTACCTTTTTCAATGTCTGTTCATACATATCGTTACAGAATGTTGTGGAATCACGAAGATGCACGACTCTGACAAAATCATTGTCCATATATTTCAGAACATTCTCATACATGTCTGGAATGGTTTCTTGAATATCAGTCATGATTAACTCCTTTTATCTATTAAATGAGAAATAGTTCATCACTATCATCTTGAAGATAGCTGCTAACCGCGGTGGATGTTGGATTGCTCTTAAGATGAGTTACTTCATAAATACGATCATCGCCAATTGCATCAGTTACAACAAATGCATAATAGCTCCCGAGAATATACCCACTCGATTTAATGAACAGATTGTAATCCTTCTTCCCGTTCAAATATCCTTTCTTATCGATGTAGCAACGAACCGCATATTCGATTACCTGATAATTCATTATTCCTCCCATGGATGTTTAATATTCATATAATCCTGATCGACATCGCCATTGTCCATGCCGTATACAAATACGTATCCACCTTCTGACGGATACTCACCCATATACTTGGACTTTTGATCCTTTGGTGCATATGGATCAAATGTATAGCCAGGAAATAGTTCAGCAAGATCCGGATAATTAAATTTGCTTTGTGGATGACGCTCGTCACCAAATATAATCTTGGCTGTATGCGTGTTGTTGGTATCGTTTACTGTAAGACCTGAAAGCTGAGCCAGAATCTTACGAGCTTCGAAATCACCACTTAGATGATTGAAGACTGCCTTTGTGGCTCGAACATCGTCCTTACAATATGATTCCACCAATGGCCATTGCTCTTTTGGAATATCTGAATTCCAATCCATACCAAGTTCATGATGATCAATTCCCAATTCAATCTCCCATTTCTTAAGAGATTGCTTCTTTGATGAGAAATCGTAGATATCCGCATATGAGATGTTGTATGCCTGACCGAATAATGCATCTTTCTGACCAGATACGATACGTTTCGACAGATCATACAATTGGGCATTACTGTAATTAAGAAATCCCCATGCATAGAGAATATGATTGTCATACTTACGGTTATTGAATCCGACAAGATTCTGTTCCATAAGCGTGATAACGGATTCCCTAGGTGGATTGATCCATGATCTGACAATATCGGAATCACTATCCATAAAGCAGATCATGAAGAGATTGGGGAACACCTCGACATCGTAAAATATGATTTTATCCGTGTTTGATGGATTCAATCCCTCTGGCATTTTTTCAGATTGGAATTTCATATTCGTCACCACAGTCAGACAATAATCTGCCCAATGTGTTGAACCCATGGCGAAGTGCATGACCTTTTGTTGGAGATCTCTGACATCATAAACCAAGCCTTGCTCATATGCCTCATCGAGTACCTTTGCGATGAAATCAATACTTGGTTTGGTTCCAGGTTGGTACTTTTTGAGAAGAGCATTTTTTATGATGTTCCTCAGATGTCTTTCATCCTGAATCTCCTGTTGATTGATCAAGGTCTTTTCTCCTTTCAACGGAAGTCCTGAGGAAATATGGGCCACTTCGAGATCATTACATCTGGATAACTGTCGTCTCAAAGACGATTTGCCCTTGTAAACTTTGATCTCAATATGAGTACTGTAAAGATTCTTCAATCTCGATACATCACCATCATAAATATAATGGAGATGCAGACCGTTTCCGGACTTTGACACTTCAGTATATGTAGGAGGAAACTCAGAAGCTGCTTTGATATTCGCTTCCAGATTCTTCTCTCCATCATCACCTCGTACATCAAAGTCGAGAACAATATGATTCTCAGGTACTCTGACCCAATGAAGTTTCTTGGTATCAATATCTTTCAATGTGGTTTTTACATTGTCCCATGCCTCCTTTGGAGCTCCGGATTCATCATTTCTGGCATATTGAGCTTGATAATCTGCAGCAAGTTTATCGAACTCAGAAATATCAGTATCCAAACGGATCCAGCTAGTCGGTGTTTCAACCTTTGTCTTTTTCGATGTGAACTTGTCGTATTTGAATCCCTGGAATGTGACATTACTTCCATGTCGTTCCATTGTATCAAAATATGTCTGAAGTTCATACATGAAGTCGGAACGTTTAAGCATTACATTGACTTTGAAGTCATCCGCCCATGCTTTATACGTTCTCCACAACATCGCGAGACTCAGTGGATCATCGGTATCGAATATCTCGAATTCATCCTGAATGAAATTATACACATCATTCGTTCGAGCAATCATGTCAGTTGGAATATATCCATCATAATATGATCGACCGAGATTCCGATAAATCTTCAGACAATGATCGGCAATCGCCCCAAGCTCGAATTTGATTCCATCAAGATCTTTGAAATACTTATCCGGCTTTATTTTCTTACCAGTCGGATGAATATCAATCAATCGTCGAATCAAACCAGATTTCGAGTCGGTTACTTTTACCGGATGATTCGTAGCCATGAATAACATGGTGCGAAGTTCGATCGGATACTGTTTGACGCCTTTCTCATTCACCTGTATAGTTTCGTGAGATACTATCTGGTTGAGAATTGTGTTGTTCCATAGACGTGACAAATCACCGTCATGCTGAATCGCCACCAATGGAGCATTTCGGAATGCTGCTGTTGCAAACTGATAGCCTTTACCGAGATCTTCAGCTGAGAAATATGCAATGTATCCAGGAAATAGTTCTTCAATGATGTTCAAAATCGTCGATTTACCAGTTCCAGGATCACCATAGATCACGAACATCTTTTGGATCTTCTGAATATCATGACCATCAATCATGGCTCCGATACCCCACTCTAGTTTTTGTCTCTCAGCTGGAGCATAGAGTGTTGACATAAGTTCTTCATAACAAGGGCATTTACCTGGTTTGATTGAATAATCAAGTTTCAGTGTCGCATAATCTTCACGCTCTGGAACCTGATCAGAAAATATCATCTTCTGATTCAGGGTTCCAGGACTATTATCAAGGTTTCTCAGGAAACCCAAATATCGATTCCAACATCCATTGCTTCCATCATTCATGAACATCGGTGCGACAACAGCACCATCTTTAGATTCATAGGAATCATAGAAGTTCTGAATATCATTGTCGATCAGTTTACTGAGTGTTTCACGTTTCTGAGACCACAGATGAGTTGAAGGATCATAGACAGCGTAGAAATCGCCTCCTTTTACCAACAAATCATGAAACCCTCGGACCTTCGGATCTGCATAGATTTGTTCATGGCCTTTGGTCATAGGCTTCACACGAATCTTTACCTGATCCAAGGTTACTCCTTTCACTCAGAAATATGATTCTCAGTAATCCAGTATTGCATCTGCCACCATAGTTCGATTGTTCTAAGATCACACGGAGGTTTCTTCATAGGAAACAATCCACCATGTTCACCATTGTAATCATAGTCATGATTCAATGTCACACGAATATGGTTTCCGATCGCTTCGTCATACTCATCGATATCTTTACCAATGAAATATGAAAGTCCCATGTTCTCAATGAACATTGCATACCATTCTGAAATATCATGAACGTATCCACATGTTTCCTCACAACGGGACGCTAGTGCGATCAATGCTTCAAAAACAGACGCATTCGGAGAATCATCGCTTGGCTTGACTCCATGAGAATCAAAATATGTTTGTCGCATATACAATCCATCGGAATTTCTATTCTCATCCATACGAATGGGTGAATAGAAATAATGTTGATGAATTGCCCAGTCTAGAACCGGATCGAAATGAACCAGACTTTCAAGCCACTGAAAATATGATTCATCTTTATTGTAATTATTAACGCTTGTTCCTTCCACGAGTCTCCTCCATATCATCGGCTAGTTCCTTGTTAAACTTACGAGGGACTACTCGACTATCTTCATCGGGAATGCCAAGAACTTCATTCTGGAATGATCCGGTATGTCTTGTAACAATATAATCGGTTTCGAGTTCATCATTGCGACAATATACGACATTTGGATCAGACGACATCGAATTCTTTCCAAAATGATTCAGAACAGTTAGATCTATTAAATGAGATGGATTTGGAACAATATCTCTACCAAGTGCGAGAATATCATCCACTTCATAATAGTCGAGTTCTTCAGTATCAAGGAATTCGGGCATGTCATGATGCTCTTGTTCGCTGATCTGATACATCGGTTCTTTTTCATCGATTGAATTAATGAATCGTTCTTCCTTGATATTCATCAGAATGGAGTTCTCAATATCTGGATCCCCACCTGCATTATCATACTCAGCTTGTTCATCATCAGTCAATGGTCCATCCCATCGCTTATTTCCATCATTGATGACATACCTACCGAAAAATCGTTTAGTCATCGCAAATTCTTTCTCTGATTGCTCTTCTGCATCATCAGAATGAAGTCTGCGTTCAGACTCAGACGATCGATCAGTCTCGTAATCATCCGAATAATTCTCGTCAGTCGATTGAGTTTCTTCGAATTTCTTTTCATAATATTCCTTATCTCTGTTGATGGCATCGGGATTCCCCTGATCCGCGACCAACTGATTATTCTGTTTCAGTTCTTCCTTTACGGCATCAAGCTGGGACTCGTAAAAATCGAGTTCTTTATCCATTCGAGCCGTACTCTTTTTCGTGGATTCCGAAAGGGAATCATACGAATTCTGAATCTTTTCGATCTTCGAGAGAAGCTCACGTTTGCGAGACTCTAGTTCATTGATCGAATCATTTAGCTTGTTCAACGGAATATACTGACGATATACCAAATATGCTCCAAGACCGGTGATTGCAGCTCCAGATAAAGCTCCAATCGAAAGCATAATCAGATCGTGCTTGTCCATGATAACCTTTCTAAAAATAAAAGGGTCATGTATTCTTGTGGACACACGACCCTTGAAATATATCAGATGTGATCGTAAATAACGGAAGAGCCATCAAGATTGAAATTCAGTTTGATGCCCATCTTTCCGTCCCATGCACAATCGTTTACCGAATCCCAAGCCTGACCGGAATCGTCAATGACACCAAAATCAACATAGGCGTCCTGATGATTAGCATCATACAGCCATCCGACAACACGGCTTGCTGGAGTCTGAGTGATGCCCAACCAATCATAAATATCGCTTAGGAACAAATATCCATGAGCGTAAAGATAATCATTCGCCTGGGATGCGACTGCCTCCAAATGAGCGACATTCAGTTCAGGATTATTTTTGCACCAGAATGGAGAGAATTCATCGAAGAATGCCTGGGAGAAATCTGTCATATGATTGTCGACAGTCTTCTTCTTTTCGACAACCTTACCTTTCTCATCCTTTACTTCCTCAGTCACGATCTCATTATAGAATTCACGATCCTTTTCGGAACCATACTCGTCACGAACATGAGCGCGATAATCCATGAACTTGTTTGAGACAGCTGCGAATGCCGCACTCAGAGCCGCATTACGCTTCGACATAATATTATGAGCCGAGAGAATGCAGGTGATGCTCAGACCAGTCAGAATAACGGTCGGCATATAGAGACGTGCGAAGGAAATCGCGCTCTTCATATACACAACGGTCTTGTCTGAACGTTGCTTTTCGACAGGATATGTAAGAGTATCATCATTCTCGACAGCCTGTTTAGCCATCTCAATCTTATTCATGTTCGCCTTATGTGTATCCAGAATGGAATCACAATGAAGCGTCGAGTTAACTGCAGTAGCAGTGGCACCGATGCCGGCTACAATGCCAACAGCGGTCAGGATTTCGGGAGAGTACTTCTTGGTGACGAGGATTACTCGATTGATTCCAAGAACCATTTGCTGTTTGATGCCCATTTTAAATATATCTCCTTAGTTGAGCGTCTTTAATTCTGCCGAACCATATTTGGTCGTTTTAAATTCAAGGATCTGTCCATCATAGGTAAGAATAACCAAAGATCTTGGAAGATTCTTCGGATCATAAACACGAAAGCGATACTCTCTTGCTTTTGGAACAAGTTCCGGAAAATATGATGCGAATCGATCTTTCCAAATCTTTAGAAGGCCCTCTTCAGTTTTATCCTCATATGTTTCCGCAAGAAAATCATATGCACCTGGTATTGTCGATGCTTTAGTATCAGTAATCATCCTTCTGGATGCTCCTTCCGGTATTTGCGAGCACTCTGCAATCGCATGAGAACTGCGAATACCTGCTTATCTGACATGTGATTTACTTTATGAGCCCAGCTGGGTGCGCTATAGAATTTAGTCAACTCTGCTCGGGCTTGTTCTGCACTTACCATCATACCTCCTCGGTCGGCGGAAGTTCCATTAGCCATCCTTCTCGGATCTGACGGATCTGGGCACGTGCCATCGATCGCCATCCCCACTTTTCATCAGTAAATGTCGCTTGGGATCCTTTACCGATTGCGTGCAGAAAATCGCCAACAGTGGCTTGTCCCTTACGTTCAATCAGTTCTGTCAAATATGTCAGAACATCATCGGCTTGATCCCGAGACGGAGCAATGAAATTACTGAACTCATGAGTATCGCGTTCACGTTGAGTAAGTTCGCGAAATCCACGCTGCGATGATTGACGATTGCTGTAGTATTGACCATAGCTTGTGAATTCACGACGACTCGGACGTGCTCCACGTGTCGGTGCATCGTTTCCATAAATAAGACGGTCCATACCTTTGGTGACAATATCGTGCAGAAGATCCTTGCCAGTTGGGATGATGACATCATAAACGATGCACGTCATCACATCCTTGACATCTCCACCCAGAAATGTCTCCGCAACCTTCTGGGCTTTGTTCTTCTTTTTCTCAACGAAATTGTTACCGATAACTTTTCGATCTTCAGTTGAATCTTCGAGACCAAGAGCTTTACGGGAAATATCGATGTCTTTATTTTCAGACATTGTAAAACCTTTCGGAATAGTTCATGAAAAACTCCAAATGAGGAGCCATGACCGAAATATGATCACAGCTCCTCGTATTAAGCGATGAAAATATCGCGAATCACTTCTGGAACGGATTGTAAGCCTTGGAATCCGATTCCTGGATCTGACCAAAGACAGCATCAAGAGTCTTGCTGTGGTCTTCATCCTTTGGCATGATCTTCTCGAGAACTGCTCGGTTCGGCATAACGGAACGCATAAAGTTCATGATCGCACCTTCAGAAGCAGTGAGCTCGATGAACAGAATATCCCAACCATCGGATTCGAAGAAATATTTCTTTTCATCTTCAGTCATTGGGCGGAATTCGGTGAATCCGCTATCCTTATGAACCGGGAAGCCAATCGACATGTCGACAAAGCTCTTAAGAATATACATGAGATCTTCCGTGGAAGAATTCGGAGAGAAATTCTGCATCTTCTTCATAAGATCTTCATTGTTGACGATGCCAAGCAGCTGATTAATCGAGAGACGGAAAATAAGGTCGTAGGAAACGTTACGACCGTCAAGATCCTGATACTGAATAGTAGTCTTGTATGCCATTGTAATTATCCTTTCAATATTTATTAACTATTCTTGCGGAAGAAACGGAGTACGATCCATACCAACCACAAGCCACCTGTAAGACCAATCATTAAAAGGTCAAACAGAAAATTCATGATACCATAATGTTTCATTATAAGCTCCTTAAAATAAGAGCCCATGTAATGAACATGAGCTCTTAGATTTTTCAATCTTCGTTCGATTCTTCCGAGTCGATGGATTCGTTATCTTCAGCAACTTCAGCTTTTGGAATATCCTTCGACTTCTGTTTGGTCATCTTCTCTTTAACGATATCGGATACACGAACCTTGACAATGGTTTCTGCAATAACACTTACCGCAAGAGCACCAAGTCCAAGGACCGCGTTTCCGGCATTCGCTCCGAGAGCGATGTCCTCCAAAGTTTTGGTCTTTCCAAGAGCTTTCGCTGCGATAGAAAATACATTTGCCATAATAACTCCTTATAATAAAACGTATGGTTTCATTATAAGCAATGTTTTTACTGCGACATCAACTCTGCGAATTCGCTCCAGAAAATATCAGTATTTTCGTAGTGTGTCGGGGAAGGGAGGGTTTCGAAAGTTCATTACGATATTCGGATTGCCATTTTCATCGAGACGAGACGAGAACGTGATATCGATCATGGTATCATAGTCCCATCCAAGTTCCTCTCCGATCTGAGCCGGAGGTAAACCAATCTCATCGTAGAACTCATTGAGAGAACACCATCCTTCGGACAGGATCTTTTTGTTCTTACGATTCTGAGCGGCCTCGATCTTGTTCATGTCTGATGCGAACTTTCGATCAGTTAGACTGTCATAGCAAATATAAGGTCCAGTTCCGAATACCGTTGGATTCTTCCCATCGATCTTTTTGATCTGTTCGTCAGCGACTTTGTCGTCGATTTCCTTTGCCTTCTTTGGACCAACAGTTTCCTCGACCTTTTCTCGATAGGTGCGTGCTGCCTCCTGGGCAAGAGCGAGTGCTCCGGCATATGCGGCAGTTCGTCCAGCGGATATACGATTCGATGCCACGAGGCACATGATCGTCGCACTAGAGATCAGGATCGTCGGAATATAGATCGGAACGACCAGCTTGGTCTTCTCTTTCGGGGTAAGCACCCTATCGGTCTCATACGTCTTCGCTCGAAGAACCTTATCTGCCTCTAGCGAATTCTTACCGGATACGATCGCCACTCCGACTACTCCGATACACCCCAGAGCCGTAAGAATATTCGAACCGTTTTCAGAAATGAACTTTTTAATCGAATTAGGAATTTCCATGATTACTCCTTAGACAAAATATAGGTCCCATGTTTCCATGAGACCTATAAGTTTCGACTGATTATTCAGTCCTCGGTAATTTCGTTAACGTTGGTATCGTTCACATCTGCGGAATCGTCATCGTCAGATACCAATTCAGCAGAGGCCTGAATCAATGCGATAGTTGCAATGCAACCTAGCACGATTCCGCCACAAATGAAATCGGTCTTATGATCTTTGACGAATTTCTTAGCAGATTCAAACTTTTCCTTCATGATAACTCCTTTGTGAGAGGTTTGAATATCTTTCATTATGTGCCATGTTTTTATTGCGATTTCAAACAACATCTTGTGCCTTGTAAGGCAAGAGAATATCATGTGTTCGGAATGTTGTTGAATCGCTTACCGGAACATCAGTTTGAAGATATGATTTTCCATTTCTGGAAATGTAATGGAAACATTTGTGGTTTCCATTATAGGTAAACATAGCTCTGGATGTATTATGTTCATTATCAAAGTCTGGATCGAGTACCGATCCTATGCGAATATGATTCGATTCGAGATCATTCATGGCTATCGAACCTCGCCACATGATCGTCGAACTAACCGGGTTCGTATAATATACGATTATATTCTTTTCAGTCAATATGATCTCATAAGTACATTCGGATGATCCATCATCGCAATGGTTATCATGATAGATCTGTGAATATACACCATAAATCGATTGCGCTGGAGCTTCAGATTTTTTTGCTTTGGGAAGAATACATGCAATCCCGAGAAAAGCGAGTACGAGTATTAATGTTAGAAACTTTTTAATGAATTTATGATTCTTATTCAATTGGTGTTCCTTTCACATCAGCTCTGCATGTTTCGAAGCCGTATGCATCCTCATATGCGTGGAATTTATACGAGAACGAAACGAGAGCGGCATAAAGATATGGAGCATATAAAGCAATCAAATCTTTATAATTAATCCATAAAATATGTTTTTCTTTTAATCGATCAAATTCTCGAACAATATCCTCGAATGGCTGACAATAATCGAACATTTCGATCGTTATTAGTCCATCGCGGTAATCGAAATATGAATTAATCGATGTTCGTAATGTACTCATTAGTTCGGGAAAGCACCGATCAAGAACCCATAGTTTCTGAGGTTCCATTAAATATCCGATTCTGATCATGCGAAAATCTTCATTGTTATTTATACAATCTTCGCAGAATTCATCATATATATCCCAATCAGGAACAGCTCTAGTCACAAAAATATAATAGATGAGCATCCTAAAAATACGCATGATAACTCCTTTCAAACATCATTGATATTTCTGGATTACATCGCAACTACGTGTGTAGTCGCCATTGTCAATGCAAACCCAATCGATATCTCCCGTTTTGATATGTTCAACTTTATTTACATTATCTTCTTCGCCAAGATTAAAGGCAATCATCATACCTAATCCCATTAACAACATTCCGGCAAGAAACCATGACAAACATGCCCAGATTTTCATTCTGCTTCTCCTTCTATTATTTGACTTATTGCGACATGCTCTTTCTCATCGAGTTCTTCGAGCATTCGTGGATCATCCAATCGTATCATTATATCAATATCGCCATACATTGTTTGATGGGCTTTTATGACGGTTCCATTTATCATTTCTTAATTCCATTCATTTGTATAGATCGAATTATACCATTTGCGATCATTGACGGGTTTTTATTGGAATTATAAATACTTCTATCTATGACACATTTGTAAATATCCTTGTTTATATCATGGTTTCTAAGTTCTGCAAAATCCTCTCGATCTGATTCGATTCGTCTATCGACTTCTTTCGGATCATCTCCTCGTGCAAGAGCACGCATCTTGCAAATGTCCTCGGGTGCATCTAAGAATACACCGAATACCGATTCTCCGATATCAGGAGCCAGATATTCAAACGATGATGGATCTAGGATCGTAACCGTATCGCAATCTTGCTGGAATTCCTTCATCGAGATTCCGTATCGCCAGATTCCGAACTTCGTGGAATATACACGAATCGCCCGAACATCATCCCAAATCACAGCGGATTTGAATCCTTTATTATCCGTGAAAAAATATTCGTCATCGGGTTCGTTAGGTCTTTTTGGTCGTGTTGTTATAGCTCTGGTTTTGACAAAACCATTTTTCACCAATTCATTGGCGATTGTTGTCTTCCCAGATCCCATTGGACCTATCAGGAAAATATCAGTTTTCATGATCTACTCCTTTGTATTTTCCGGTCAAGGTATAACTGAACTCCTTGTCAGAACGATAGTTCGTGACCTTGAAGTCGCAGACCATGCCATTGTCTAAATATACGATAACATTATTGTATGCCCTAAGATGATAATGAGAACGTTGTTTCCAAAATCCTGGAAATATCTCTTCAAAACAACGGATGACCCTATAAGTCTGCATTTGGTTCCTTAGACAAAATATAGGTCCCATGTTTCCATGAGACCTATAGATTAAACGATTGTCAGTAAATATGATCAGGCTTTAGGTTTCGGAATGAATCCTAGAACTTTGGATGTGATCACATGTGATTCCTCAAATCCAAGCATTACGACAATTCCGAGCAGAGTGGTTCCAGCTGCAATCGACTTAATAATCGTGTCGTGCCTATCCGAGTTGTAATCTCGTTTGGCTTCGACAAGGGTTTTAATGTCGCTTACCAGCTTTCCACGTGCTTCGGAATCATCGTCAAGCGTATACAATTGAGAAATCAGCAACGTGATGTCATCATCAAAATTCTGATTGATATCCTTGCGATTATCCTTATTGTTCTTGAACATATTGCTCCTTTCAAATGATTTCATTATATGCCATGAATATATCGCGACAAAAATAAAAGCCCATGTAATTATTATAAACTACATGGGCTTTTATTAGTTCTTATTATTCTTCAGCTCAGTGAAGGTGTCAACAATACGTTGAAATTCTTCATAGTCGAGAGGATTGAGAACGTCGTTCTCCTTGATCCATTTGATGGCTTCATCGATATGATCAGCATCCGGTACCGTGATCGCGATTTTTGCGGGATCGAGTACGTATGTCAGAGAATCTGCACAATCTGTAATATTGTTATCAAGATTCCTGATTTCACGAATCGCGAATGCAAAATATGCGATCCAAATACCAGCCGCTGCTGTTGCGGTGATTCCAAGAATATGGTCCTGGCAGAACTCGCTAACCTTCCTCTTTACTTCATCGAACTTCTTCATGATTAACTCCTTTGTAAGAGGTTTCGAATAGTTTCATTATATGCAATGATTTTAATGCGAAAATAAAGAGGATTAAAATCGATTTTAATTACCAACGTAAAATAGTGGAATTGGTCACATGACTTTCAATAGCCTGCTTCTCTTTTATTGAGATGTGGCGAACTGTGATAGAATTGCAACCATCACAATGTGTTATAGTAATTGAACATTTAGGTGCGATCAGCTTTACATCCTTGATGAAACGTTCTATGGCATCTTCGTCGAAGCTAAACAGTACAATTTCTTCGGTATGCAGGTTATTCATGAAATTGGAAATTAGCTGAACAATGTCAAACATGATTAACTCCTTTATAAGAGGTTTCGAATAGTTTCATTATATGCAATGATTTTAATGTGAAAGAAATAAGAAGCCATGTAAATATGGCTTCTTATAATCTTATAGAAGTGAGTAACCTACATAATAACCCCACAAGATCAATGCTATCATTCCAACAGCCATAAACATTCGGATGATTTTGGCTCCGATTGTAATACGATCCTTCAAAGCTACGAATGTATCTTTGATGAAAATATACACAGCCGGGATAAAGATCGTTCCGAGTGTAAATATAACTGCCGAACAAATCACATAATAAATATATGCGGTTTCCATGATTTATCCTTTCTATTCATTATGTTCAATGTTTTGATCGCGAAAAAATAAACCCAATGTGCAATCTCCGTGGTGCTACAATTGGGCTAAAAAGTGTGCCGGGGTTCGAACCCGGAATCAGACGACCTATTACTAGGTCTTGACTTACAATTTCCTTTGTGTGATTATGTCTGCTTAACACATGCTTTTCATTATAGGCTATGATTATAATGCGAGGAAAAATAAAGGATCCATGTATTTAACACGAGTCCTTTATTAGTTAATCAGATGTTAAGGTATTTCTTGATTAGATGTTTGACATATGGTACGAATATCGAGTGCCGAATATGTACGTGAATATTGCGAATAACTCCGTCTCTTTCTGATCCTAAATTGTCAATCCTAGTAATAGTATATGAATGTCGGCTCAGCAACTGACAGAGAGCACCCAATTCTTCACGAACATTGATGTTCTCAACTTCGATAAAATCGTATCCAGTATCAAGTTTGCAATCCATGATAACTCCTTTTTAGTTCCTTTCATTAAAGGCTATGATTTTATCGCGAACGAAAAAATAAAGAGCCCATGATTTTGTCACGAGCTCTTTATTTGGTTAAAATGATTACTTCATTTCAAGTCTCATTTCTACTTTATGACCAAAGCCATCAAGCATCACTACGTTGAGATCTTCGATCTCGAATTTGGCTGTTCCACCATATATAGCCATTGCTTTGTTGTATTGGTCAATAATCTTATTCCAATGTTCAGTGATAAATCGTTTATATTCTTCATTATTCATATAATCACTAATATTTGGGTGATCTTTATCGAATTCTGAATTCCAAGAATCGATTTGTTCATTGAAACGATCGGCCATCCAATTATAACCAATTACGTAAGCATGGGCCACTAGGTCCCAACCGATTCGATTTTGCGGTATAATCTCTCCGGTTTTGATGTCAGTGATGACAATGTTTGCATAAATGTCGTTCATGATAACTCCTTTTAAAGTTTTCCTTTCATTATATGCGATGTTTCGATCGCGAGGAAAAATAAAGGACCCATGTATTTAACACGAGTCCTTTAACAAATTTTACTTATTATTCAGATTCTTCTGGTACTTGTTTGCACTGACCCCCAGAATAACACCAAGGAACACATCAAATGCAGCAACAGTAGCCGCAATCGGAACCGTAGCATCCCAATTCCAAATGGAACCAAGAGCCAGAATAAGAGTATTCAAAGCCGGCAGAATATACTGAACGATCCACTTCAGGATATCATAGCCCTTGTCGGTCATACCGAAGAGTCCACGAATATCCGGAGTCTCATCCTTATCGTTCTCGAAATCGTTATCAGTCATTGTTTTCCTTTCATTTCGGGTTCGGTCAAAGGGAGGTTCTCTACTTCTCTCATGACCTTTCTCGCCATCCCATTGCCCCCAACACGTTCGTAGGGTTCATATAAGTATTTAACAAAGTCTTCATATTCATCTTTTGTAACCCATCCTCGCTCGAGATATCTATTACCGATAAATACGATTCTATCGTGGGCAAGCCCCTTCAGGAGATCAACGAATGCGCTATTCGCATCGTTCTTGGCATTCTTACGATCTCGTCTCGATTGCAGATATGCCCAGAATCCTGAAGAGGCCAGCACACTTCCGACAATGGTGACGATGGTTATCATTAGTTCATGATCCATCGATTCCATTGTCCTCCTAAGCCATGTCGTTGACGAGCTTGGTCAGAGTAGTCCGCATCTTTGCACGAAGTTCAGGAGTCGCAGAGGACCAAATATCCTTCACACTCTTCTGATACGATTCGAACTTCTCTTCCGGAGACTTGTCATGTTCAGACTTGGCATCATGACGCCACACATCGCGTTCGCGGTAATCGTCATCCATCATTCCACGAATATCGTGACGAATATACGGACGATTCATACCCTCAGCGATAGTGCCGTAGTACAGAGCCTGATGTCGGTAATTGATGGCCTCATCGATATCCTTGATCATATCAATGATTTCACCCAGCTCGTGAATATCGCAGCCATAACCCACATTGCGGGTATACTCATCAGCGACCTCCATGAGACGGCACTTCATATCGCAAAGCGCCTTACATCCTTCATGAGAGCACATTTCACTTCCCATTTTGACCTCCTCAGGCAACTCGCTTGACCCAGAGACCAGAACCAGCGGAAACGGTCACTGGATTGGTTCCGACATTGGTAATCGTGATGGTATCGTACTCTCCGCACGCATTACGGACGATCGTATCCGCATGGACGTTGTTCTCGACATTGGCTGCCGACGGAGTGGACACCATGAGGGTACCCGGAAGCGTGGAACCGCCGATGGCAATCGCCAGCTGGACTGGAGTGGCTGCCGTTGCGGAGGAAACGTTTCCAGTGAAATGAACCTCATAGATGCCGGGAACACGCAGCTTTACGGCAGGCGTGGACTGGCGATGTCCTTCCGCCGAAGAGCAGGTGCGAAGTACAGTACTATCAAAGGTAATAGACTGCCCAGTGGTAAGGGTCTGGACCGTAAGATTTGACAGTGCAATCATAATATACCTCCTGAAGTGCTATCAGATAGCGACGTTATTGTTGCAGCAACCGGTATACATGGATGCAAACGGATTTGCAACCTGGAATGCCGGAATCGGGCTCGGACGCAGCTGGGAGATCAGATATGCATTCTGCTGGCACTGGGATGCAGACAGATTCAGCTGGTTGATCTCCTGGGCCTGATCGGCAATCTTGGACTTGAGATCCTCCATACGATTCGCTACGATCTCGTCATGCAGCTGACGATAATTCGCGTTATCGTTTTGAATGATCTGCTGGGTTTGATTCTGGATCGCATTCTGAATAGCGCAGGTATTCGTTGCCATATCATACTGGATCTGAGCCTGGCCCTGTCGATTCTCGCAGCAGCACTGTGCAAGCTGCGTGGAAAGGGCATTGGTGTTCTGCATGTTTGCGACCGTATCGGCATTGATGGCCTGCTGGGTTGCGTTGAAGCCCTGAAGCAGAGAGGTATTCATGGCATAGAAGCCGTCGCACATACCACTGTTGATGCCGTTGAGCTTGTTCAGCATCGACTGGGTATCGAATCCTCGCTGGAGATCGCCGTTGGATGCCGGAGCTTCGCCGGCGCCATTGCGACCCCAGGCACCATTGCCCCATCCACCGAAAATGGCGAAGAGAATGATGAGGACCCACCAGCCGTTACCATTTCCGAATCCATCGTTGTTGCGATTTCCATCGGTAACCGCTGCAATGTCTGCAAGAGACGGAGTTACATTCATCATAATATATACTCCTTAGGTTGTTCTGGTCTTTAAATATATGAGGCCCATAGAAAAGACCAGAAGAGTTCCATGGGCCTCAAATCCTATATCACAATCCAAACATTCGCTTCAAAAACGGCGGTGCCGAATTGATGATCTGTTGCGGACTGATGTTGTTCTGCTGACAGAACTGGTTGGCCAACTGCTGACCTGCATTTTTGTCTCCAGACTGCAAAGCCTGAATATACTGCTGGTTTTGTGCATTTGGCTGAACGTTATTCGTCTGCAGGAAGTTAAGAGCGTTCTGGATAGGATTAGCCATTTCAATCACTTCCCAATTTGAGGAGTAGTAGCCTTGTCCATTAGAATATCCTTGATTTCATCGAATTGCTTCTGTAGCCATTCCCTTGAATTGTCGGTAGTTGTCTGCGGTTGGGACTGCTGTTCAAGAACATAAACGCTGGTCGCGATCTTTCCATCGGCAGTCCATGCCTTTCCGATGACTTTGGAATAATCCTTTAGAATAAACAGATGGACCTTGCCATCCATCGGAATATCATTTACAGAAATATCATTCTCGGTGTCCACGATCTTTCCGGAGATATCAGACTTCACAATAGCATCTGCTGAATTGCTTATGGTCTGAGGTTGCGGATTGAATGTCGGATACGTGGTCGGAGTCTGATACGGCGCATTTGGCTGCATCGGATAATTTCCGTATTGGAATCCTCCGTATTGCGGCATATATGGATTCTGAATATAACCAGGCATGATCTACTCCTTTTCAATCTTGGTCCAAATATTTGGAGAATCGATCGGGTTATAATCAGGACGTGAAGTGTGTGAAATAAGACACTTGTATAGAACTGATTCGTATGTAACTCGATCGTTTACTTTATACTCGACTGAATCCGAACTCCATTCAGGATATAGAACCGAATATTGGAGTGCGGTATTGTCGTCGAGCTTACTTACCTGAGATGCTATGAATTTATCGATTGCCTCGGCCTTTGATAATTGAGATGTGACTTCCCATGATTGAATGATTTTACCATCGGTCTCAGTATATCGAGATATAGCCTTACAGTATTCTGGTACGGAAGGTTTGTCCGACTCGACAATAGGATAGCCATCATCCGATAGGACAACCGTATTTTCCTGAGTAATTATACCTGTTAGCATGAATACTCCTTTTAGATTTGAACCGGATATGTTATTGACCCATAATGAGCATCAGAGGAAAATGCGCTTCCTCGGTTTTGGAGTGTAATATGTCCATCTGAATGAACACCACCAATTACAGATGTAGATGCCGAACCGTTATCAGTAGATAAAGATGCATAGACATCGACCAATGGTCTATAACCTTCACGGATCGCATTGAAAGCATTATCGGTATACCATGATGCAGGATTCTTCATTCGAGTATGGAATACCACAGTAACAAGAAACGGACTATACAGAATATCAACATTATCCTGTCCCAATGCCACTCTTTCCTTAAACCATCCACGATCATTGCATTGAATAGTTCCTCTTAGATTCAAAGGACTTCCATAAATGGCAATTCCATTTGAAGGAGCGGCTTGACCTATTCCAATGCCTTTGCCATCAGCTGACAAATCGAGTATGAACGAAGCTGGTCCAACACTTGATTCCATAGCAACTGTTGAATATTTATCAGTTACTTCGACTCGAGTTCCATATGATTTCGAAACATCATAACCGCCATATATTTTAACAGTAGTTCCCTTTGTCCCGGAATTCGCAGCTGCATCGTATTTATGCCAACCCTTGGAATCTTTATAGGAATATACCAATGACTTCAATGCATTCGTCGAATCGATTGATGTATCCAATGACCAGGTTGACGTCATCTTGATATAACTTCCATCCGACTGATATGCGCCGGCGGAATCACATCGGTATACATCAAAACCAGAAATGGTTGGTGGCTTTGTAGAAAGCTTCCACACAGCATAATATGTGGCATTTGCATCCGAAACCCAGTATGATCCGCCAGGCCTATATGCAACGGATCCATTCTTGGTTGCGGACCATCCAAGGAATTCATAATTCGTTCGCTTCGGAATCGTGGATGGTATCGTTATCTGTTCACCATACCACTTGGTTATATTTCCGGGTTGACCACTTCCACCATTAGCATTGAACGAAATTGTATGATGCGTTTTTGCATTAATCGTAAATGATCCGCTACATGTCGACGAACCGGCCGCATATCCCACAATATTGACATATCCAGAATAATTGATGGTTCTAGCTTCATGCGTTTTTCTGATATGGTCTTTTTGGTATTCTACAATTGTGGCTTCGCCATTTACTGAAATATTACCACTCCAAGACTGTTCATGACCACCACCGTCTACATAAGCGCCACCGCCACCTTTGATGCCAATATAGTCCCAGCCATTTACAGCCTTGATATTTGTTACAACTTTTACATTTACGGCCTCATCATTTTCTGCAGTAATAAATGCACCTGTGTGAACTTGCCAATTGTGATTGATATTACCCCATACTTCAGCCATATCACACCTCCGGAGAATACTTTAATGCCATGTGACCATCCGATCGTGGCTGCCATACGAAATTTCCAATACGAAGTGATTGCAGAACTTCAGCATTTGATATACGCATTTTATCATTTGAAACGGATGCGACTTCGATATTATTCGAAGTAAATGACAATTTTGTATTCGTCAAACGCATCTTATTCGGACTGGACGAATTTCCCATATCCATATATGGATTCGATTCATCTTGTCCGAATTGAATATACGATTCTCGTAATTTTATTTCGTTATTAACTGAATCGCTCAAATGTTGTTGGGAATCCTGTATATCACTCAGGTTTTTATTGGTTGCATTAACATATCCAGTATAATCATCATTCGAAACCTTGTTGGCGATATCGGTAGTCTGATTCTGCACCGTATTCCTGAGATCGTTTATAGTATCTTCAGGAGCAGCAGTCCATGGAGTCATACTATTTCCAGGTTCGAGTTTCATCTCACGAATGGTCACGTTACCTTGGGCATTGTCCAATCGAACCTCGATCGCTTTTGCATTTGGATAATTATTATTCGAAATATAACAATCTGCCGAATATGTCTGTTCTTCGGTTCCGATATCAATTGCATGGGTGTTATGTATGCCCCATGGTGTTGTATTCCATTGCGGACGTGCGGTTCCGCCAGCCGTATCCGACTTTATTTTGAACTGCAGATGATACTTACCTACTGGAAGATTCTTGAGGCTTCCGACTGACAACTCGTAAGCTGCGACACACTGGTTCGCAGCCCCACTACCAGTTACTACGGTCGGAACACTCGTTTTGAGGAGTAGGTTCTGTCCGCCGAACGATTGCGAATTCTGGAATGCGATCGTGACTTTGTCATTTGTCTGTGTCAGTTGGGACTGTGTCGCATAGTTCTTCATATCGGCTTTGGTCTGATAGGTCTTCGACACAGTCGTTGTGATACTATCCTTTGCGACAGTGATATCGGACTTCGTAGCAAGGCCGGAACCGTCCGCGCCCTTGTAATTCTGAACGACGCCGAGTGCTACCGATTTTGCAGTCTGGTCGACGTAGGATTTGTTTGCGTAATCAGACATTCCAGATTTAGTCTGATATGTTTCAGCGACAGTAGTTTTAAAACCGTTTAGATTTTGTTCCACGGAAGAAACTCGATTGGATGTCGCGGCGGCCTCGGTGATATCACGGAATGCGACGTCATCCCATAGAATGGTTCCATTGGTTTGGTGCATCACCTCGATTTTGACCGAAGTGATCGAACCATCATCGGGACACTTCCAATCGACATGTGTTTCCGACCATGACGTTGATTTGCTGCATGGAGCTTCAGCAATAAATGATCCGTTAGGTTTTGCCAATCTGAGTTTTTCACTGGACGGATTAACGTTCGACGGGACTGACAAATACCAGGCACAGTATCCCGACAGGCGATACGTGCGTCCCTTGGTGACCGGTATCGTGGTGGCTGATCCAGCCATTCCTTTCTCATGAGTCAATGGGCATCGGTTATCTCCGGTGGCCACCTCGCAGACTAGGACATGTTTGCCATGATAAAATGATCCGATAGAAATACGGAATGGGTTCTTAAGTCCCTTCCACCATTCAGTCGATTCAAAACCGCCATCTGTGATGAGGTTGTCACCTGCAAGTGCCGCATCGACAAGGTTAGCGGTCTGACCAATAGTGGCCTTATTGCTGTCAGCGGTACTCTTAGCTTCATTGGCTGTCTTGACGGTCGCATTGAGTGTCTTACCCTGTTCGGTGATCTTACTGCTAAGGCCATTAGCAGTCTGTTCCACTGTAGTGGCTTTGGACATTGCACCGTTTGCTGTCTTAGAGACTTCAGTGACCTGAGCTTTAATGGAATTAGCAGTCTGGGTAAGAGAACTGTTGGTAGCGTAATCAGACATTCCAGATTTAGTCTGATATGTCTCACTTACAGTGGTCTTAAATCCATTCAGATTCGCTTCGAGACTCGTCGCCTTGTCAACTGCGCTTTGAGCGGTCTTCGCATTTGCCGTGATATTCGCACTAAGAGAATCCGAAGTCGCCTTCAGACTCGTCTGAGTTGCATACACGGCATCGTTCTGTGCTTTCGTATTGTAGTTCTTCGACAGATTCAGAGTTACGGCATCGGCGGTCTGCTGTGCCTTCGATGCGGCTGTCACAGCACCATCGGCGGTTCCCTGGGCCTTGGTTACTTCTGCGGAAATACTATCGGAAGTCGCCTTAAGACTCGCCTTGGTTGCATATATCGTATCCGCCTGGGATTTCGTCTGGTAATTATTTGTCAGATTTACGGAAATACCATCAGCGGTCTGCTGGGCCTTAGATGCAGCTGTCACGGCACCGTTTGCGGTTGTCTTGACCGACTCGACATTCGCCGTAATGGATTCCGCGGTCTGAGTCAGAGAACTCTTGGTCGCATATGTCTCGGGAATATCGATCTTCAGCTTATCGACATCGCCTTGAGCCTTGTTCGCACTGGATTGTGCGGCATCGGCTGCGTTCTTCGCTGTGGCCGCATTGCTGACTGCGGTATTTGCCGTCGATTGGGCCTTACCGGCTGCAGTGTTCGCTGCCGTTGCGGATGCCTGTGCGTTATTCGCAGAAGTCTGTGCATTGGCTGCATCCTCCAATGCCTTGGTGACGTCGGTATCCTGGTTCAGCTCCCAGGTATATGTCTTGCCATCATCGGAACCGAAACGGTATGCCTTTCCGGTGGATTTGTCGTAATACAGATCTCCGGAGTGCTTCTTCTTATCGTCGTTTGTGGTCCAGTCCGAAGCCGGTTTGTTCTCAAGGGTCGGGACACCGGTTCCTCGCCAGGATTCGATGGCATTATCCGCAACGTTCTGGAGAGCGGACAATGCATCCTTCGTGGCATATGTCTTTGAGACCGAAGCCGTGATGGAATCCGAAGTCTGCTTCAGACTCGACTGGGTCGCATAGTTCTTCATATCGGCTTTGGTCTGATAGGTCTTCGACACAGTCGTTG